CTGTTCTTCATTATCTTGAAGAAGACGTTATGAATATTGTTTTTTTTATTGAAAGTCAAAAAACTCCCTTTTTATCAAACAAACAACATATTGCAACTGTTATAAATGACCCAACAGCAGTTAAATATCCTTGCAAACAAGCAAACGGATTAGTAAGTCCGGAAAATGTACGACGCGATACACCATTATTAGCTTTAAAAGCAATAGGTTTATTGACAGGAGGATTAATTCAATTGAATTTTGCAAAATTAATAATTGAAAATGCGGAACAAAGAATATTTGAATTATCAAAAATGGCAGATTTGCCATCTGTTGTTTCATTACAAGCGTTATCTCCAGGTGCAAATTGGGTAGGTGCGTCTCATTGTCAAGAAGGTCAAGGGGATACGTTATATGACGTGAAATATGTAGAAATGGATATAGCAATGGCTAAAGGTGCAATGGCTAAAGGTGGAAAAAATGCAAAGAAAACAAAAAAAACAAAAAAAACAAAAAAAACAAGAAAAACAAAAAAAGTAAGAAAAAATATAAAGAAAATCAAAAAATCCTTAACTAAACATAAAAAATAAAATATATAAATATATAAAAATATAACTTCTTATTATATATCATAAAATGTCACGAAGACTCGCTGGCTTAAATCCAGAATATGGATTATTAAACTCAACATCAACACCAACATTAGCAAGAGTTCCAAAAAGGAGAGGATATCCGACATCAGAACCTATACCAGTAGCAGAAAAAGTGCCTCGACTTCAATCTTCTGTTCTAACAGAAGACCAAGCGGTTCCATTATCAAAAGATGAAATGTTGGCAATTTTATCGAAAGAAATGCCTCTTGATAAAGCATCTATTGTGGAGAATTTTATGACAAGAAGTAATATAGTAAATCAAAACGTACCTTCAATTTATTCAAGTTATTTCTTTAGAAAAGACATTATTAAGGAATTTCAGCGAAATATAATAAACACAATATCAACTGAAAAATTAATAACATTTCCATTATCAACTTATAATTTATATAATAAAGATGATATTTTAAATAATACGACCTATAGACCTGATATAGTAGGTTCAAGAAATATTGAGAAAACATCTGGTTATACAGAAGAATCAACAAACAATATGTCAAAGTTTATTACATTATTAAGCACAAAAATATGCTCGCAAATAGGGGATAGATATGCTAGAGAATCAGTAGAACAAGCGATTGATTTAGTTAAAAATGAAGAAAAATTTGATATATTAGTTGCTTCAACAAGAGTTATAGAAGACATTACATTAACTTTGGAACAAAGATTACAAGGGGTGGTTGCATTTATAATTGTTGAGTTAAATGAGTGTCATACATATTCAGCGGCATATTCAATAAAGTTGATTTGCGTAAAAGCAAATACGAGTACTACTAGAGTTGTTTCAGGTACTGGTTCGGTTCTTATGGCGGCTTTTTTATATACAATATTATCTCACCCAAACAATGACAATCCAAGTGTACCTATTGTATTTCCGCCAGGTGAGTCATTTTTAAACGTAACAAGTAAGACATTAACAGATGGAACTAAAATCGAAAATTGTACATTTGGAAGTTTTGAACAACTTATTCCTGTCCAACAAATCGCGGTTCTTGAATTAGCAGGCGCTTATAAAAATACGGGTGGTTTATGTATGTATGAAAAATTTGGATTTATGTATGAACAAACAATGTTTTCTGATACTACCAAAGGCATTGATTGTTTTACAGATAGGGGTAATTTACCAATGTTAATTGATTTTGACACAAAACAAGGTTATGTTGAATTAGATAAAAATGGTCAAAAACAAAAAATTGTTGATATAGTAGTTGGCAAAGATAGAGGATTTCAAAAATCAATAATATGTGGAGTTCAACCCGCAAAAAAACAAGAATTGTTAGGAATTGTAAAAACAATTAAATTATTCATTGATAATACCCCAGGAGTAACATTAGCAAATTTTCCTTATACAAATTTAACGGAACGTTCAATTGTTGGAGAAATTTTAAATATGCATAAAAATTATAGAAGAACAAGAACAAGTGTACCAGCAAATACTGTTATTAAAGATGGAACATTAGAGGAAGTGATTGATTATTTGGAAAACCCAACCAATGACCCTGTTATGGAGCCAAAAATAAATGTTCTTCTTGCAATTTTACCAAATAAAAGAGGGGGGAGTTTGAGAAAAACAAAAAAAAATAACAGACATTAACTTTACACCATTGAAGATTTACACCTTTTGACATTTAAAACTGAATACAATAAAAAATTGAATTCAAATAATATAAATAAAAGCATAATTATATTATAAGATGTCAGGAAGATTAATCAACGGAATTAAACAAATGTATATTAATGATGACAATGATTTCAAGAAAAAGTCATTTGAAGACAATGTATATTTTACATTGAGAGATATTTTTTGGAATGCTGATTCAGCTGATACTTGTTATCAAGCAAATGATTTTAATACTAGTTTAACAGGTAGAATATATTTTGAAGAAAGAACAGATAAATTTAAATATACAAATGTTTTGTATGAAAAAGATTATGTAGAACGTTTACAGAGATGGCTAAAACGATTTAACCATTATTATTTTGAATTTGAAGAACCAAATGAAGATGAAGAAATTGATATGGATAAATATATTAAATTTGATGATTGGTGGGTTCGATTTGAAGAGCTAAGAAATTTAATTGATGAACAATATGAAAAATGTTGTAGACAGGAAGAAGAAGATATACAACAAGATTGTAATAGATTAGCAGAATTATCTGATGATAATTATTAAAATAAAGAAAATATATATATTTTAAACCGATATAAAGAAAATATATATTTTAAACCAATATAAAGAAAATATATATTTTAAACCGATATAAAGAAAATATATATTTTAAACCAATATAAAGAAATTTTTTAAAAGAGTATGTTTTCTAAATCCCTGATATTCCAATATTCAAACGCACCACCAGGAATTGGTCGTTTAATGATAAAAGGAATTCTTTTTTCTCTAAGCTCTAATTCCGCAATTAAATAACCATCAATAATATTTTCAGGCACTTTTACAAGCGGTTTTGCTCCAGTTTCAATTTGTTTTGCGCGTTGTCCTAATACTCTTGCTTTTTCATACTTTGTTAAATAAGGTATAGTTCTGTGTAAAGGGTCAATAATAATATTATTTTCATCTCTTATGATTTTTGATAATTTAGCAACTTCGTCACTATTGTGATTTAAACATTCTGGATGAAATTCTGTGATATAATTTTTATTCAGGTCGTTATCAAATTTTTGTAAATAATTTTCTTCATATTCATCGTCATTATCATTGTCGTCATCATCGTCTTGTATTATAAGTTGTGACGTTTTAATAGGTTTAGTCGTTTTGGATTTATCAACAACTTGTCCTTCTTCATCAATTTCAATATCACTATCTTCATTTTCGTCTTCTTCATCTTCTTCAGGTTCTGCATCATCTTCTACTTCTTTAGTAATAAGTTTAGGTTTACCCCCAATTTTTTCATCCTCCTCTTCATCTTCATCTTCATCCGCATCATCATTAGCATCAGCATCATCTGGTTCAGAATCATCGATATCAGATTCATCTTCAATATAATTTCCAAATTTCTTTGCGGCATTTATTACAATAGGTTTTTTAACAACTTTAAGATTAGTTGTTTCAGGTTCATCCTCGCTTTCAGACGAATCAGAATAATAATCACTTTCGGCGTCGCTCATTAATACTATATTAACTAAATATACTTTAATATAATTATTTCAATTTTCTTTTAAATAATTAATTTAAATAAAAAAAGTTTTTATTTATTTTTATTTTTATTTGAATTAATTATTTGAATTAATTATTTGTTTTTGTCCAATATTTAAGCATGTTCATTGTTTTGCCAAACCGTATCACATTCTGAACATAAATAAACATATTTCATATTAACATCATCATATCTAATATAAATAATTTCACGTTCTTTGCCATCTGTATTTGTAAGACAATCTGCATTTGGGCAAAGTACATTATTAATGCGCGGTAAAGTAGGGTCATATTTTGTATATTTATTGATAATGTGGTTAAATGATTGTTCAGATTTCTTAATTTGGGTTTTTGACACACAAATATTTTCAATTGCCAATAAAGAATCCTCATACCCACATTTGCGACAATAATAAACTAATTTATTTGGGTCGTCCTCATTAATTCGAATATAATAAGCGTTTGAACATTGAGTACAGAAATGCATTTTATGTTATAATAAATGTTTATATATTTATTTCAATTTTTTTACAAATTATAAATTATAAATGTTGGGTAATTTCTTTTGCCTCATTTAATTTAAGTATAATATTTTCGTAATCAATATAAACATTCATATTATACAAACCGCATATAAAAGTTTTATTTTGAACTTCCACATTTTTATTTTTGTTTTGCGCAAATTCTAGTAATTCATCATAATTTTTATTAAAATTTTCTTTTATAAATGGTACAAATTTTTCAAAAAAATGAAAATAAATACCTTTTTTCATGATAATATCACATATAGCTATATTAATGTTTGAATATTCTATTATTTCATTATAATTTTTCATATCACGATGACCTTTTAAAACACTTGGCTCATTTAAAAGTGGGTCTTTGCATAATAACGTGCATAATGATAATAAAACCGATGAAATAGATTGACAAGAAGTCCATTGTTCCCCTTTCCACGTGTTAAGAAGAGAAATACACACTTTTCCACAAACATATAAATTTGGATTGAATCTTATATTGTTTCCATTCGTACAATAATGAACTATTGGAGGGCTATGAGGGTAATCATTTGTATAAGTAAATTGAAAAAAATAAAATCCACCAAAATAAGGCGTCTCAGATGGTCCGACAATCATAGCATATCCTTTTAACATATCAGTATCATCGTGTATATAATAAATTCCTTGGTCTATTAAGGGATTTTTAATAATTTCTTTCACATCTTTTAAAAGTCTATTTATGGTCGTTTTTGATATAAAAGTAGTCATAATAATTATCTTGTCAAGTTTATTTTAAACCTATTTTTTTAATATATTGTTTTATTTTTTGTTTTAATTAAAATTAAAAATGAAATAGAAAAATCTCGTTATATTGTATTAACAATGAGTGTTACAATGACCCAACCATCACATTTTAAAGATTTAAATGAGTTTCTAGCAAAGCATAGTGCTAAGAATGTTGCGAATAATACTGGAACTTTAAGTATTTCACATACAAGAATACCTGATAAAGATTTAAATATATATGCTGGTTCTTATATTATTCCAAAGGAAGAGTTAAATATATTTTATAGTTTATATTATACTCATATTTTTGAGAAAAAATATAAGGAATATTTGACTGAAAAACAATTGGACACCGGAGGACCATTGGTGGTTGATTTTGATTTCAAATATAGTCATGATACTACTGAAAGACAACATACAAAACAACATGTTATAGATATGATTTGTGTATATTTAGATGAACTTAAGAATTATTTTACATTTGAAGAAAACAAACCATTTTCAGTGTATATTTTTGAAAAACCTAATGTAAATCGAACCGCAACGGATTCTTATACAAAAGATGGTATTCATATGATTATTGGAATCCAAACCGACCACGTTATTCAAACGATGCTTCGTGAGAAAATGATTACACTATTACCTGAACATATGGATTTACCTTTAATTAATACTTGGGAGTCTATATTAGATGAAGGAATTAGTAAAGGACATACGAATTGGCAGTTATTTGGCTCACGTAAACCATCAAACGAAGCGTATGAATTTACTCATCATTATATAATTGAATATGATAAAACGGATGGAAATTTTATGATGACTGAACGTAAGGTAACCGAATTCAATTTAAAGAAGGATTTTGAAAAATTATCCGTTCAATATAATTCTCATCCAAAATTTGAAATGAACCCAAAAAATGCGGACGAATACAATAAAAGATGTGAAAATAAAAATACCAAAATAAAAAAACCTTCCAGTAAGACAAAAATGAATTTAATTGTTGAAAATAATGATGTGAATGAAGGCGAAGAATGTGTATCAATTAATGATATTAAAGATGAAGAAAGTTTAATAAAAAATGTGAATATTATGTTAAAAAATCTAAGTCATAATGATTATGATATTAAAGAAACCCATGAATATACACAAGCACTTCCAGCGAAATATTATGAACCTGGTTCACATGCCTTAAATCGTCAAGTGGCGTTTGCTTTAAAACAAACCGATAATAGATTATTCTTATCTTGGATAATGCTTCGAAGTAAAGCAAGTGATTTTGATTATAATACGATTCCTGATTTATATAGTCAATGGAGTAAATTTAGTAAATCAAACAATGAGGGAAAATCAATCACGAGGCGTTCAATAATGTATTGGTTAAAAAAAGATAATTTTAACGAATACGAAAAAATTAAGAATAATACAGTTGATTATTATATTGAAAAAGCTATGGAAACTTGTACTGAATATGATTATGCGGTTGTTCTTCGACATATGTATAAAGATTCTTATGTATGTATTAGTTATGACAAGCGTGGAATTTGGTATCAATTTAAAAACCATAGATGGGTCCAAGATAAAGGTCTTAGTCTTAGAGAGAAGATTTCTAAAAATATGTATGATTTATTCGGTAAAAAGTCAGCCCAATATGAAGCTGAAATGAATGAGTATGAAAACGATGATAATAGACGAGAATTCTTAAAAAAAAGAGTTGGAATTATTCATCAAGTAAAAATTACGTTGAAAAAAACAACAAACAAAGACCATATTATGCGTGAAGCGGCAGAAATCTTTTATGATGATAAATTTGTTCGGAATATGGATACAAATAAATATTTATTATGTTTTAACAATGGTGTTGTCGATTTCATAAACAAAACTTTTAGAGATGGATTACCTGAAGATTATATTACTAAAACGACACGGATTAATTATGTACCTCATGATGAATCCAATCCAGAATGGGTTAAAACATCGGATGAATTAAATAATTTCATGACGTCATTATTTCCGATTAAAGATTTATATAGATATATGTGGGACCATTTATCGTCTTGTTTAATTGGTACAAATAAAAACCAAACATTTCATGTTTATCATGGTACTGGGTCTAATGGAAAATCTCTTTTAGTTGATTTAATGTCCGCAGCCCTAGGTGATTATAAGGGAACTGTTCCAATCACACTTGTAACGGATGTTCGAGGTAAAATTGGTGGAACATCAGATGAAGTATTAAAACTGAAAGGTGTAAGATATGCCGTTATGCAAGAACCTTCTAAAGGTGTAAAATTAAATGAAGGTATTATGAAGGAATTAACTGGCGGTGATCCTATTCAGGCAAGAGGTCTTTATTCTGAATCTGAAATATTTACTCCTCAATTTAAGTTAGCCGTTGGTACTAATAATTTATTTGATATTGATAGCAATGATGATGGTACTTGGAGAAGAATCCGAAAAATCCCATTTCCATCAAAATTTGTAGATGAGGGTGAATATTATGAAGATACCACGCCGTATGTTTATAAGAAAGACAAGTCCTTGAACGAAAAATTGCACACATTTGCGCCTGTATTTGTAAGTATGTTAGTTAAACGTGCGTTTGAAACGGATGGAATTGTTGAAGATTGTGAAACTGTATCGGCTGCTTCTAAAACATATAGAAATGGACAGGATAATATAGCAGCATTTATGTCAGAAACAATTAAAAAGACAGGTGATACAAAACAATGTATTAAAAAGAAATCATTATTACAAGAATTTACCGATTGGTTTAAACAAGGACAAGGAACAAGAAAAATGCCAAAAGGAGAAGAATTGTATGAATGTATGACTAAAAAGTTTGGTATTCCACATTCTTCAAAAGGATGGACTGGACTAGAGTTTATTAGAGGAGGAGAAGAAGATGAAGATGTAATTGATCATATTAAATAATTGCGGATTTAGGGTACACGTTTTCTTTAAATGGGTTTCAAATATATATATGTTACATTTCAAACGCAGTCTTTTATCTTTATTTGAAATAAATATAAAAATTAATAACTATAATAATATACTATAATGCCATTTTATGCTGTTCTTAATGGGAGAACTACCGGAATATTTTTAAATTGGAATGATTGTAATAATTCAGTAAAAGGATATAAAAATGCTTTATATAAAAAATTTGATACAAAAGAAGAAGCAGATAATTTTGTTAAAGTAGATAAAAATATAGATGACCCAAATAAAAACATTTCAAACCATAATAATATAATATCTTTTTTAAATCCAAACTATTATGTGTATACAGATGGTGCTTGTTCTAACAATGGAAGGGATAATGCCTCCGCAGGAATAGGTATATTTTTTGGTATAAATGATAATCGCAATATGTCAAAAAAAATAGAAGGAAAACAAACAAATAATACAGCAGAATTAAGTGCTATTATTGAAACTTATTATATTATAGAAAATGATATTCTAAATGGGGAAAAAATAGCAATTGTAAGTGATTCTAAATACGCTATAAGGTGTGTTTCTTCTTATGGTGAAAAATGCTATAAAAAAGGTTGGAATGTTGATATACCAAATAAAGAGTTGGTAAAAACCGCATATGAATTGTATAAAGATAAACTAAATATTCAATTTATACATATAAAAGCACATACACATAATACGGACATTCATTCTGTTGGAAATGATAATGCAGATAAATTAGCAAATGTAGCAATTACACTGACCAAAAAGAAAAATGAGGCAAAAATATATTAACGAATTCTTTCGACTGGCTTTTCCTAAAAGTATATTTATTTATATACATTTTTTGGCAATAAATTAAATATCCAATATATTACTTGTATTATTTTGCCTAATATCCATGTTGAGAAAAAAGGAAGAACAATAAATACCAAAAAAATAAAAATTCGTATTTTCCAATTAAAAGGGGAAGGATACAGTAGAGAGAAAATGCCAAAACAAAGCACCAAAATAATATAAAAGGTCAATAAAAAATAATAATAATAAACATTTAAACCATTATTTTGTTGTTCTTCATAATATGTTTTTCTATCGTTTGTTAGAACATCGTTTGTTTCGTCTTTATATTGTTTTGATAGTGTAGCATTCTCTGTTTTATATTTTTCGTATAAATCAACGACATTATTAAAATTAATTAAAAGACCATCATACGTTTCTAATTGTGTTTGAATTTTATTTTTTTCAAAATCATAATTGTTTTGGAATTCTTGAGTAAATAAATCAGCTTGTTCAGTTAATTCTTGTTCAATTAATTCATTATACCCAGATTGTCCTGAAACATATGTATAATAATTTTGTTTTGCGACTTGATATTGAGGTTCCGCTAAAGTTAAATTTGTTTGTGATGTTAAATATACATTTTTAAGTTGTTCTGCTGTTTCATTACGCTGACAATTAGAATCACACGATATAGCTTTTGTTGCTGAATCTAAAAATGAATTAAATTTGTTTAAATCGAATTGATTTGTCATAATACTTATATTATATAATTAAAAGAATTTTACAAGCTTTTCATAAAATTTATATATAATTGTTAAAAGGGTCTGGTTGTCTTAAATTAACCACTTCTTTATAGTTTCCAATTTGTTTTTTACTTAAAATGTCGTTTATATTTAATAAATTCGTAAAAGGTTCTGTAGATGTAGAGGTAGAGGTAGAGGTAGAGGTAGAGGTAGAGGCAGTTGTAGAAATAGCTGGTACACATTGATTTAAACTCGTATCATAAACTAATCCGCCAGAACAACAAGCGTCGCCTATACAAGTACCATAATTTGTGCTAGCCCAAGGGTCCGTTGAACTGGTTGAACTGGTTGAACTGGTTGAAGTATTACCTGGGTAAAAACTCCAATTATATTCTTGATAATTCATATTATCACGCATCCAAATTGAAATCATACGTTTCCAAAAAAAATAACCACCAATAAATGCAATAATAACCAGTAATATATAATAAATTGTTTTTGGTAAAAGTCCTCTGTTATTCAAAAAGGTAAGCAAAATAATTGGTAATAATATAAAAATGACAATTTTCATTAATTCTGAATGCTCGGTATATTTATCGCCAAAATAAGAATTTATTTCAACTAAACGAATTTTATTATTTTTTTCTTCTTCTAAAATTTCCAGACGTTTTTTTGCTCTATTTAATTCAGTTTCGACAATGTTAATTGCTACAACTTGTTCTTTTAATGAACCAATAGAAGTATTTAATGCGTTTTCAAAATAATTATTTACACCACTTAATGTTTGATATAAATTAACACGCATATTGGATATTTGATTCATTTTTTTTATTATTTTTTCCTGTTCTTGAGTTGAAAGATTTGGAGTTGATTCTAAATTACTAAACAATTGCTGTTCCATTTGTTGCAATGATTGAATATCGTTAAGAATTTCCTCATTATTTTCTTGAACGTTTGACATAGTATATAAAATATAATAAGATAATTATATTTTATTAAATCTAAAACTTTATTATTTCTTAACTATATTTATAGAAATTAAAACAGTTCCTGCCGCTAAAATGCTCCAAAATAAATAATCATAGTTTTTTTTTAAAACTACTATATCACTATCTTTTAATATATTGTTTATATTACCCCCATTCTCTCCGGATGCATTTGTTATTTTTGTATTTGTATCAGTAAGTGTTGTTAAATAACCATCTATTCCTGATGCATTTATTTTTGTTTGTCGTTCTGCTGAATAAGCCCCCCCTTGAAATTTGTTGGTTGAATCCGTTATTTGTTGTGATAATACATTTATTTTGTTTTGTAATTGTTCTAGTTGTTGCTTTTGAATGCTTGACATATTTGCCAATCCATAGTCGCTCGTAATATTTCCCTTATTTATATAATTTTGATACTTAATTGTGTCTATATTGTTTGTATTTTGAGAAACACCAAGAGGAGGAGAAGAAGGTTGTTTGTCTCGAATATATATGTTTAAATTTGAATTTGCGCTACTTTTTCCCCCATAAGGATACATACTGGAAGTTTTCAACCAACAACTATTTCCGGCAGTGTTCGCTACAAATCCTGCACAATCTGAATTATTATTACACGCGGTTTCACACGATTTAATTGTTGTGTTTGTAAACGCACCATCCGGTATATCATTGCTTAAAGTATCCATTCCTTTTATTTGCGTTGAATATGTATTTTTATATTGCTGGTCTGAACTTGGATAGGTATATAAATTTGAATTTTCATCTATAAAACCCATTTTTCCTACATTATTATTAATCGATGTCAACCCAATATCATAAACAGCATTAGCACCAACTCCACCAGCCATAGTACCGTCACTCATTTTTTCACAATTAGTATACATTTGATACGTATATAAAACAAGATTTCCATCGGACTGCATAACTAACGCTAATTTTCCATCATCGGAACCAAGAAAATCGCCAGAGGCTAATGTTGACCCACTTGGCATCCAAGATTTACCATATTTTCCTTTACTGGCTATTACATCAGGATTTGAAGATTGTTCTTTACCAGTTGTTTCGGTTGACCATATATTTCCTTGATTATCATTGGGATTTGTTCCTCTATAAATACACATATTACCATCACTTTGTAGTGTTAAAAAATAATTACTTGATTCGGTTGAATTATTATAAATAGCATTTGAACAACTGCCTCCCACATTAACACCATTTAAAACAGTACAATTATTCGCTTTACCCATTGACATACCTTGCGTTATATCATTGCCCACCCAACATTGACTAGTTCCATTTGGTTGTATATATTGCAAACCAAAATAATCCCAATTTCCAGCTTCAGCATCGGCTTGACATGTATCATATGTTTTACCATTCCCTAAATAGGTTGGTAATCCACGACCTTTAGAACAATCATTATAACAACCCAAATAATTACTTGGATTTGCGTTCGTTGCCGGTGAACTGTAAACGGATTGTCCGCTTGAATTTAACACTTGTAATGAACCAGTATTTGTTAATATTGCCGTATTACCTGGTTGATCTGGCGTATTTGAAGACCATAACATAACTAATTTACTTGGAATTGTTGAAAGCCCGTATTGCGAAACTGCCGGCTGGCTATTACTAACAGCACAATAACCTTTTCTATTTGATTTATTTACATTTTGCAGTCCAAAATATCTATAACCATTGTTTATTGCCGTTTGTTGGCAATCTTGATACGTATAACTGCCCTGCGATGAAGTTGAACCATTATAATTCAAAGCTATATTTGCTAACGCGGTCGATTGGTCCCCTGAAGAATTTGTTCCCGAAAAATATATTTTATAAGTTTGACTGGTTGGAACAGTAAATGTATAACTATATGTTTTCCAAGAATTTATAGGTGCTGTAAAATTAGATATTTGTGATATGTATGCATTTAAATTTGTATATAATTGAATATTAATTGGGTTTCCAATATTTGGATTTTTACAACAATTTCTTGAGCAGGCACTAAAAGTTAAAGTATAGGTTACTCCTGAATTTAGCGCTAATTGAGTATTTATATAAGATGAATTTTGAATAGATACACATTGATTACCACTCGGATAAGGCATTGGATAACCCCATGCGGAAGAATTATTTAATAAAACAGCACCTTCAAAATACCAATTCGGAACCTTTGAAGCACTCGTTATATAGGTAAAACTATTGTTTTCTATAATTGGTTGACTAAAAGTTCCATTTTGAATTGAAACATCCTTTAAAGAAGAAGGATTACCACCAATAAATGTCATGTTATCATTATTGCTATTAGCAGCATAACAATTCATATAAGTTGGACTTGTTGTTGGAGGCAACAATTGGTTGACAAAAACATTAGAGCCTTCATTTCCAATACTTTGACCCATTTCAAGATTTGTTCCAACAACTAATGGTGGATTCGTTGGAATTTGGGTCCCTGGTATTTGGTAACTATCCGTCCAGGGAATGTTTATATCAATATAATTTTTTGGAATATTTATTGAATTTAAAATATCTGTTGATGGTATATATTTTGCGACACCTTGTGAGGTTATATAACAAGTCTCTCCTGAAGTAAATTTTATAATCTTGTTTAAATATGGATTGTTTGGACTAACCCTTTCAATGTATCCGTTTAGGTTACTAGAAAATTTTTGTATTAAAGTTTCATATTCTTGTAATGCGCTATTATATTCTTGTCTTAAATTATCTATAATAGATTTATCGTTTGAATAATTATTATTTTTTATAATATTTTGGGTTTGAAATGTTAAGCTATTTTCCTCATCAACGCTTGTAAACCCTTCTTTTCCAGCTACTATGTTAGCTTTTTTCTCTAAACTATTTTTAATTTTTGTTTGATATTTTTTAAATTTTTTACCTTGATTTAATGAAGGTGACGGTGATGAAGATATTTTAGTATCTTTATCTTTATCTTTATCTTTATTTTTATCTTTGTTTAAAAATGTATTTATAATACTTGTCATTCTATTAATATATTATTAGAATTTAATATATATTAATTTTTTATAAAAGCATTTAAAATAATAATAAATAAAGAAAGCCCAATTATAAGAAAGGATGAATTATTAAATTGAACAAATCCGCCTCCTCTTTGTTCACTCCTTAAATTAAAACTTAACTTTAATAATATAAACAATAAGAACAACACTATAAACAGATACATAAAATAACTATAATATTTTGATGTAGTATTTATTGTGCCATTTTCGTATGCGGAATTTAATGTTTCATATTGATTTATAATTTCTATTATTTGCATTCTTTCTTGTTCAAGTGTATTATAATTTTTTTGTAACATTTGAGCTTTTTCAGAATTCATGTCTTTTGTTTGTTTATAATTATCTGAATTATTATTTGCTAATGTCATCATTGAATTATTAGTATTTGTTAATTCATCGTTTATTTTTTGTAACTGATTGGTATAATATAATGCTTGTTTAACTATTGCTGTCTGATTTTGCGAACTAATTATATTTCCGTTTCCAGATGTTAATGTGCAAGTATTTTGAGTAGTATCAAATGTAGCACCTGAACAAGATTGAGTTGAATCACACGATGTTACACAATTATTTATTGAACTATTTTGAATTGTGTTTATATTCGTTTCGCCAATAAAAGCTGAATTATTCACTAAATTAAATGAACCATCATTTGAACTTATTACGTTGACGAAATCTTGATATGTATTTTGATATTGCGTTAATAAACTATTAAAATTGTTACTAAGTATTTCCATTTGTGACATTATATATAATTAATGAGAAAACATTAAAAAATTTGATAAATTACGATATACCTCTTATTATCTCGATTAAAAATATAAATACTCTTCTTAAAGCTTTTTATTTTAGCGATTGAGTCTTTTATAAAAATAAAATGTTATTGTTGAAATGGAGAGAAACAACAAAAAATTATAAATTTTAGAGTCAGTCGTTTTGCAACTATCGTGGTCCAATTGAGTTATACATTTTGGGTTATTTTTCTCTAAATTATATTTTTCAGTTAATTTTATAATAGAGGCATTTGTTATTTTTGAATAATAGTCACTCAACGTTTTATTATATACACGATTTTTTATGAAACAACTAAACATTTAAAATTTTAAAATAAATTAAAATAAAAATTTAAACTCCATTTTTATATATTTTTGCTATTGCCACAATACAAATTATCGAACTTAATAATAAAGACCAATTTCGTAAATATCTTTTATCATAAATATTTTTATAATCCTGAATCATTTCATAACTCGCATTACTGGTATTTTCAATTATTCCAAGTTGTTGTTTAACTTCATTATTTGTTTTTATTTCTTGTTTTATTAAAATATTAAATTCAAATAATTTTTTATTTATATCCCCAATATTACCTTGTACATCATTTGAAATAGAAAATAATTTTGATAAAATGTCTGTTACATTATTTATTGTTGTTTCATATTGTTGTTGATATTCTTGATTTGTTGGGTTCATTTTAACAATTACATAAAGTTTTTTAAATTCGTCTAAAAGCAGATGAATCCCATTATCAAGCTCATTTATTTTTTCAACATATTTATTTGATTCCCCTTGTATAAATAAATTGCCATCTTCTAATTCCATTTATATATATATATTTTAAGAATATTAAAAAATGTCTTCAAATGACAATAATAATTTATTTATAAATTCAGTTGTTTGCGCGAATCCTCCAACAAATTTTCCCTCATAAAAAACCATTGGAAATGTTTTATAACTTGTTTCCGCAATATTTTCTATAAATGTTAAAAAAAAATCTTTATCTTCTATTATATATTCATCTGAATCAATAACATTAAATAAAAATTTTTTATCTTTAATTAATTGTTTTATTTTTACACAATTCGTACAACCACTTTTACTATAAATTGTAAAACCTTTTTTACTCGGCTCAATAATTTCCATATTACTAATTTATAGTATTCTTTTTAAATACTTTAATTACATTAAATACAAATTCTATAATAATTTGATTTTATAGATGTTTTACTCGGTCTAATAATAGCACAAACTTGACCAGGTCTTAACCCAATTGCTTTTGCTACTGGGTCAAATCGTGATATATCTGGTAATTGAACTTTATCTGTTATATTATATTTAATCATCATACTATTTACGTCAGCATCTGACATAATATTATGTTCTGGAACTAATACGTGATTTAATATATTAAATTGAAGATTTTTAATATTTTCAATAATAATAAATATACCATCCCTTTCCCAAATGTGTTTAAGTTCGTTTATTAAAGTTTCATTCACATTATTTTTAATAATAATATATAAAGTATCGGATTTCTTTAGTGTTTCTGTTAAAACAAACAAGTCATCAATCATATCATTTACATTTGCAGGTCTAATAGTTTTTGCTAAACTATAACTAATGTAGACTTTATTTACATTTGGAGGTTTTGGTTCTAAAAGCATGTCTAATTGATTATTTTGTACCATTGCGTTAATTTCGTTTATACTAAAACTTGCGTAACCAGATGTATCCAACCCTTGTCTATCCATTAATTCTAATACATTTTTTCTTGATTGATAAATTTGAGAAATAAGAACACTTGAATTTGTGTTTGCCATATTATATTGTATTATTATTTATGAAAATATCTTTATTTCAATTTTATTTATATATTTATAAAATGTTTATTTTTTTAGTTTCATTTGAAGTTGAAGTTGAAGTATCGGATATATCTTCGGATTGATTTTCAATTACTTTTTTGTCTTCTGAATCACTTGACGTGTTGGTTTCTTTATTTTCTGGTTCTTTTGGAACTTCTAATATTGAAGCAATTGTTGGCAATTCTGGATTAAAAACTGGTGAATCTGGAGCATAAGGAGGTGATTCTGGATTAGAATCTGGAGCATAAGGAGGTGATTCTGGATTAGAATCTGGGGCATAAGGAGGCGATTCTGGATTAAAAACTGGAGATCCTGGAGCATAAGGAGGTGATTCTGGATTAAAAACTGGAGATCCTGGAGCATAAGGTGGGGATTCTGGATTAAAAACTGGAGAACCTGGAGCATAAGGTGGGGTTTCTGGATTAAAATCCGGTGATCCTGGAGCATAAGGTGGGGTTTCTGGATTAATATCCGGTGATACGGATGGCATTTCTACTTCATCTATTTTATAAGGTTCAAATGTTGTTGTTTGAGCGGCTGTCATTTGTTTCGCATATTCTTTTATAATTTTATCCATTTTTTCTACACTATTATCTGGGTCTTTATGTAATAATTTATTTATATTATTTGAATAAGACATACTTAAGAGTTGGTCGACATTTTCATCTGTAATAATGCGCATTTGTATGTTCATTACCTGCAATTCTTGAATAAGAAGTTTTAAAGAATAAGGAATTCTTAATAAACTAAACGAACGACCAAATTTACTGAGATTTTTAATATTCATTGTTCCATCTGGATTTGTGTGAAAATTAATCGGTCCATCGGAATAAGGACTCAAAAATAAGTTTTTGGCTTCATTATAAATAGCAATGGCTCCTGTTTTATTACAAATAGCCATATAATATTCATCCCCTCTAATTAAAAACGACTCATTCAAAAAATAAGCCAACCCATGAGAACATATACTATCACGCTCCATTTCGCCAATACGAAGACCACCATCATTTGCCCTACCTTGAACAGGTTGTCTAGTAAGTTGTTGATTTGGACCACGAGCACGATAATTTATTTTATCTTTAACCATATGTTTCAATCGCATATAGTAAGTTGGTCCCATATAAATATTAGATTGAATTTGCTCACCAGTCATCCCATTATACATTATATGATTTCCAGTATGATTAAATCCTGCTTTTGTAAGCATCGGTCCATATGTGTCATAATTTGAACCTTTTACTTGAAATGCGGTACAATCTCCAAATCCACCATAACTAACACAAGCAATACCAAATAAACTTTCAACAATTTGTCCAATTGTCATACGAGATGGAATAGCATGAGGATTTATAATTAAATCTGGTCTTGTTCCGTCTTCTAAATAAGGCATATCCGCTTCAGGTATAACGAGACCAATCGTGCCTTTTTGTCCTGCTCGTGAATTACCGCAAAGCATAGATGGTGCGAAATTATTTTCTCTCATATAATATAAATGAGACGATGGCATTTCAATACAATACACTTGTGAAAACGCCAAGGTTTCTCCTTCAATTACAACCCATTCATTTGAATTTATTAAAGGTTCATTATTTTCAATTAAATTAACTTGATATAAATCTTTATTATTATCATCATTGTCGCATAATTGTATTACGCATGAAAAACCACAATGGACATAAAATCTTGATATGCTATTTGCTAATTGTAATGAAATGTTTTTTATATCCCTTAATAAATGTAATATTATTAAACATTGTTTTCGTGACATATCCCAAATATAATTAGGTAACTCGTCTTCGGTTGTCGAAAATATTTTTTTCACATCAAATATGTTTTCATTTTTATAATTTGATATAATTGAATATAAATAATCATCACATTTAATATTGTTTTCATTTACAATAATATATTCTAAATCTGTTTGGAGATTGTTCATATTTTTTTTAAATGTTATATTATTTTCTCCCATTATTTTTTCTGCTTCAATTAATTCAAACGAAGGGATTGAGAGAAAGGAAGGGGGCATAGGGGAAACCTTGGTGTCCCTACTTACATACAATTTATGATTTGGTGTGCAAACAATTTCGACTTGTTTATTTTTTACCGAGTACATTTGTCCAGTGTAGTCATAAATAAATTTATTGGTTGGGTATTCATAACACATATTACCACTTATATCTAATGTTGCAACTTTATGTTTTTGAATATCAATATCTTTAATCTCAATCCAACCTTCATTTGTTAATAGTTGTTGAGTAGGTAAAGCACACGCCATTTTATCACCAATTGCAGGTATCCGTTCTTCTCTCAATCTTACCTTGGCTACATTAAAACCTTCTTCACCAAGTGTTATAAAAGATTTATCCACATACCCAAGTTGTCCTTTTTTAGGTTTAACTGAATCATCAATCCATGTATCTTTGTCAGTTAGATTAGAATTTATCTTTCCAATAACAATTGTCTTGTCATTTAATTCAGTATTTTCTTTAATTAAACCATAATCATCTAAAAAACTATAATCATATCCCTTTTTCTTACCAACAACATTATTTTTTTCAACATTTGCAAACTTTGAATTTTTCATTCCAGTTACTTTTGAACTTTCTTCTTTTGCTTCATACATTGAATAATAAGTTGTTCTAAACATTCCACGTAAAATTGACCCTTCATTTATCAACATTGCATCTTCCACATTATATCCAGTATAAGCCATAATAGCAACAATAGCATTTACACCATAAGGCTGTTCTTCCCTATTTATATAGTCTAAATATCTTGATTTAATTAGAGGGGTTTGTCCATAATTTAGAATAACCCCCATCTTATCAATGCGCATTTGATAATTAGAATGATACACTGAAACCGCTTGTTTACTTTGACCACAAGAGAATGCGTTTCTTGTGGATGGGTTGTGTTCTGGATAAATAGCTAAATTTGTCATAACCCCCAAAATTAAAGAAGGGTCGATTTCCATATGAGTATAATATTTATTTTTCTTTAAATCTTCCGGTTGTATTGCGACTAAGGCAGCCTCTTCTTCTGATGTGTCAATATAATCTACTAATGCCTTATTTTTTTCGAGTTTTTGAAAAACTTCTTCTTTCGCATTACCAATTGTTGGATATAATTTACCAATTTCATAAATCATATTATTTTTCGTATGATATTTTTCATCGGCTTTTTCCATAAATCCAGAAATTATATTCTCCCACTTAATAGAACCTTTATTAAGGGCTTCAATTAAATCACTTCTTTCATAACTTAATTTTCCGCGATCCACAAAATAAATCGGTCTTGTTAACCTTCCAGCATCAGTATAAATATAAACTTCATTATGTTGAATATCAAATGACAAACTTGTATAAATTGGTAAAATTCCGTTTCGTCTATATAATTTTAATAAATTTATCAATTCAAACGGTGCATCTGTAACTCCGATCCATGAACCATTTATAAATACTTTAGATGAATTCGCAAGTTGTTCTGTACAACACTCCAATATTAAACGCAACGGTGTATTTGAGCGGATCCATTTAATAATTGGGTGTCCAGATGATCCGCTTGTTATATATGTGCTAATAGCCAAATGTTTATGTAAACCAATATTACCACCATCTGGTGTATCAATCGGATCAATAAAACCCCATTGAGAAGAATTCAATAAACGTGGTCCAACAACTTTTGCACTTGAATCTAGGGGTAAATTAATCTTACGTAAATGAGAAATAAATGTATACCAACTTAAACGATTTAAATCTTGAACAACTCCTAAACGTTTTGTATGCGTTTCGGAACCCCAATTGCCCTTAAACGCTTTTTTAAATCCCTGTTCAACTATTCTATCTTTAAAAAACGATTTGATATTTGCCTCAATTAACCCAATAAAATTGTCCTTATATTTATTTGTTTCAGTCGATTGAACTTTTTTAGTTAACATTTGTTTTTCCTTACGAGTCAATGCATTGTCTTCTTTATAAGAACCTTTGTGATAATAATATTCTTCATCTATTTTACGTGTTATATCTTTTTTTTGTATTAAATAATACTCTCTAAATAAATCATATATCAGTGTTCCGGATAATTCAACTCTTTTAAATCTAAAATTATCACGATCTGTTGGTTTTGCTTCTTTTGTATATACTTTTAACAATCGGTAAACCATATAACCAACAAAATACGCTTTTTCTAAAAAATTTAATTCTCCAATATGTGGCAAAAAATAATCGGAGAGAATCTCAATAACACTTGATATTGTACCCCTTTTTGTTAATTCAGCAATAAATTGAAGAGCATTTTGTTGTGTAAAAAATTTATTTGCGTCGTGAACTGATGGTATAAACAAATCAACCATGGAGGCATTTTTATCAATATCTAATAAACAAGTTTTAATTATATCCTTATCCGAAATAACCCCTAATGCTCTCATTAAAATAAATAATGGAACTGGTTTTTTAACATTAGGTACAGATATAACAATTTGATTATTACTTAAAACGGTTGATGGAGCTACTATTTTAACAGAAGTCGTTCTTATTGGTTTTGATGAATCTTCAGAAACGGAACGAATTTCCGCTGAAAAACTATATAAATCATCTTCTTTATATTTTCTTATATAAAGCATATTATCCGCAAATTTTTCTTGAGGAATGACCACTTTTTCTTTACCATCAATAATAAAATAACCACCATAATCATTGCGACATTCTCCAGCATTAAATCTGACTTCTCTACTCATACCATTAAAAATACATAAATCAGACTGAAGCATGATAGGAAAACGACCTAGGTAAACTTTGTTAATCGTCATTGTATATGTTTTCTTTTCATCGCCAACATAATAAGTAAAAAGTACTTCAACATCATAATGTATTGTTATTCCATATGTCATATTACGTAATCTTGCGTCATTTGGAAACATATAATGTGAATCATTGTCGTCATAAATAACTGGTTTTCCATAATAAATTTGTGTGCCTTCCTTACCTCCTAAATATAATAAACATTCATTTCTTTTACCTTCAAGGTCGCTTTGTTCTTCTCTTTCGATAAATCTTATTGGATTATTTTCATGAAAAATTCTTTTGATACCGCTTTTAAAAAAATCATTGAATGACTCTAAATGATGTGACACTAAACAATTTGGATTATCTTTAAAATATTTATCAATTAATTTCCAAGATATATTTTCTTTGTCCATTTATATTATAATAGTCATATTTTTTTAAAACATTTATTGTCGTTATTATATTTTTATTTTAATTAAATTTAAAATTCATTTGAAAAATGTAAATATAATAACAAAAATATTGGTATTATATTTATCTATTGTATGTTTTTCTTGGTTTTGGTTCCTTTATTTTTATTACGTTTTGTTAGTCTATTTTTTTTTGAATGAATATTAAAAACAGTAAATTCAGTCCAATCATAAGAAGGTCTGTCTTTTAAGTATGGACAGAATTTTTCATATTGTCTATGTTTTTTACAAAAGTCGGCTTTATTAAATCCAATGTCGCATGATGACCCAAATTTTCCGATAAAAGACATTTTCTTTGCTAAATTAGTATCACAGACCATACCATCAAGAGCACCATGAGGAGCATAAGGTTTAGGTCTTGATTCTTGTGACATATATTCTCTCGCATCTAAATCATAATGAGAACACACTGTTCTTGAACAAGGATTATTCTCTTTTTCTAAATAAACATCATAATGATCTCCAATTATTTTTTTGGCAATATCAATGTTTAATTTTCCTTTATATTTATCCATTAAATCTCCTAATCGCACTAATCTAGCACCTTGGTGTCTTCTAATATCATAAAAACCTGAATTATTTACTTCTAAATTTCGGATTCGTTCATCATAAGGTGCGTTAAATCCAATAAAGAAACCATTTTTGGTTCTCTCTATATTATGATATTTAAGACCTAATTCAATGCGTAAAATTTCATTTGAATTTGTATCGCCAAATAACCACGAATTCGCATAATCTCCAGAGTTTTCATGTAAAAGTATTTCACAATAATCATCTAATGTATTACCGTATTGCATTGCTTTTCTAATTCTATATCCAATTGGAAATTTTTTTTCATACGGAAAAAACCCCCCAATGGTAGTTTCTGTGCCTATAATTCCTTTTGATGTTACAAAAAAATCTGTACCACTCCAAATCCAACAAGGAGATGTTTGCATTATTATTCTATTACCTTTTGAAGGTTTAATATCTAATATAACATTACTAAATTGACCGTCAATATAATCCGCAAATGAATTATGTGCACAAACAATTTTGCCGTCTTCCGTCCAATCATCACCGACAGCCATAAATGCACTACAATGATCTTTGGCACCTCCTTCTTTTGATGTATGAGACTCTGAAATAATGGAATACCAATACGGTATGGAACAATAAAAATTCCAAGCAATTATTTCATCAATCGTTGTTTTGCAATTAGCAGCATTTAACCCTTCCGTTATACCAATCATTTCTTCATAAAATTCAGGAAATTCTTTTTCAGTCATATCTTTAAAATCATCCGATATATCTTTAATAAAAACACTCCAGTCTTTACCATACGCCTCCATCATAAGAAATTTCAAGGTGTTTTGTATTTCCTTAAATTCTTTTGCGCATAAATATCCATAAGCATATCCACGTTCTTTTGGTTTTCCATTAATAGATATATATTTCCAACCATTTGTTTCATAAGACATTCCATTTTTTACTTTATTTGACATTAATAATATATATATATGTTAATATATATTATTTTTGTATTTTATATACTTAAAAGAGTTTGTTTTTACATATTGAGCATTAATAATCCCATTATAACAAACAATAAAATCCACGGAAGAAGAACAAGCAACCAAGAAACACCAACATGTCCATCTTTACAAATCAAATTGAGAACATATGTCCAGAATATAATATAAATAAATTTAATAATAAATATTAAAAATGTATTTGGAACGCGACAAGAAAAGTTGCCAACATTGTAACTATTTGAATTTCCTAAATTTTGAAACATAACTATAACCAAAGCTATCATTGAAATAACAAAATATAACGAAGCTGGAGTGCATAAATCTTTTAGTGTTTTTGGAAAAGGAGCCATTATAAAGTATAAACAGAAAAAAATTAAATGATTGTTTTGTTAATAGAAACTTTTGAAGAAATTTGATCTCTCCAAGGTAATGGATTCACTGGGGATGAATAACCTGCTAAAGCATTGTACGCACTTCCCACTCCGAATTGAAATTGTCTTCCTAAATTAATCAAGTCTTGTCCGAGAAAATTTGACATTGTTCCACCTTTTTGTTTTCCTCTCTTGCCAGCCTTCATATTTAAAAAAGGCGGATTTGCACCAACATCAACCATTTGTCTTGATATATCATTATTATAATTATTTACCGCATAATAATTATTGTTTCCTGGTATACCAGTTACACCAGGCCACCCACCAATATTTGATTCCCACGGAGAACCAACTAAACCATCTGGATAAGGAATGCCTTTATTGCCTCCTTTCATACTATGTTTTTGTTTACATTTGCTACATTTACATCCAATTCTATGTTTTGTACCTCCTACCATAAATCCGGAACTACATAAAGAACACGCACCGCCTTTTTGTTTACAACCACAACTACCACCAGATTGCAAAGGACACATTCCACCACACCCACCACCATGTTGAGGAGAAGCACTATTAAAAATGGTATTTGTACCAGTATAACCAGGACCAGTATTTGGAAAAGCGGAATTTGTATTTATTGACATACTTGCGTTTTTTGTTAAAGAACCGCCTTTACCTGTATAAGCTAAATGGGGATTTGGGGGAAAAAAAGAAGGTTGTCCAGTGTAAGCTAAAGGCGCGTCTGCACTACCACCTAAATAATTTTTACGAGTTTTCTTTGAACAACCAACCATTTTATAAACTTTTTGCTTTTTTGAATTCTTTCTGCCCATTTATATACTATGTCAAGAAATTAATCAATATCTACGTGAGTTAAGAAATGTCTACGACAACACATTTTTTTCATATTTAACTCATCCAGAACATCACCTTCTGGAGTCTTTTCATGAAATTCTTTTGTTAAATAAACAACTTTGTCAATGTCATCTGAACTACTCCCAACTTTTTTTGCTAATTTTCTCTTACGAACTTCTGTTTGATAATAACGATATTTATCAGCAATAACCATACCACAAGTAAAACATTTAATTGGAATAATCATATCTTATATATCTACTAATATTATTCTAATATGTTTTAAATTCAATTCAATTTTTTATTTTAGGGAGAATTATATATGTGGTTCTTATAATGTTAGTGCCATTACAATTGGAAATAGTCCCTTTGTTTTAGAATTACTTAATACATACGCAAGTCAGGTTTAATATAAAATATCAGTATTATTATTAATAATGTTTGTTTTGAAAATAGTAATTCGTTGAAATGGTTTTTCCATTTGAATCAGAGTTAAATATAGGTCCATTTTGATTACCTGCTTTACATTTTTGGTCACTCGTCCAAACGCAACAGGAGGTCAAATTACAATTAGAATTCGTAAGTTTGTTACATGATAATTCTTGGTCAAACCCTTTATGCGAATCGCAAAATGATTTTACTTGATTAAACATAATAGGATTTTCAACCGATTTGTTACTATTTGTTAGCAAAGGATTTGTTTCAAGTCCTTCCAAAGTAATTACTTTAAGTAGTTCTTTTGATGTTTTGTTCTCGTTAAAATTTAAGCCAATAGAGTTTATAAAAATAATTGCGGAGAGAAGTAAAAAAGCAATTATAAAAACCTTTAACAAATATTTTAATTCCATTTAATATAAATAAATATTTTATATACTTATTTTAGAATGGGAAAATCGCGTAAAACAAGTGTTGTGAAAAGGTTGAAAAAAACAGCGAATAAAACATTACCTGTTGTTAATAATGGTTTAAAATCAGTCGGAACAGCTGCTAAAAACGTAGCTTCAGCATCAATACCTATTATTGAAAAAGGTGTTTCCGCTGTTTATGGTACAATGTCCTCTGGATTAGATTTAGGTGTAAAAGGGGTTGAATCTATTAGTAAAAAATATTCTCATTCAAAGTCTCGCTCAAAGTCTCGCTCAAAGTCTCACTCAAAGTCTCGCTCTTTAGCTGGTGGTCGTAAGACTAAAAGACGTCACGCTCGTAGTCGTAGACATAGAAATTAATTAACCTAAATTATTTAATAATTACTTATTATATGTTTAACACAATAAGTAATTTTAATAGAACGGCGGATAAATATGGAGACGTTCATTTTATATCCTTTCTTAGTGCGATTTTAGCTAGACTAGCATATTTAGACGACAATAAGTTTTTGACAAGTTACAATCAAATTATGGGTCCAATCATTCACCCAAACATTTTAACCGGAATTAATAAAGTCCCTTCAGATAATTTATTTGCTTTATTAGACGACCAAACCACATTTGGTTTAAATAAAGATAGTAATGATATATTTTCAAAATATGAATATGAATATAATTCACATAACTTTATTGATTTCATTCGTTTAAACATGCCGCAAAATGTAAATATAATTAACGGCGATTTAAAAGGCGAATTACTTTATCCGGTTTCCGGAAAACAAACACAACCAGAACAAGTGAAATATATTTCCATTGGTTGGTCGAACTATGGTGAAATATTTGTTGTTGCAGATAAACGAATGCCAAATACATTGTTTTTAATTTTTAGAGGCACATATAGCGCTAAAACCGCAGCGCTTTACACAAAACCAACGTCTGTAACACCATTAACCGTTTGTAAAGATTTCTTGGGTAATCCAGAACAATTTTTGTATGGAATATTTAAACCAACCACTGAAATGATTCATACGATTATTGAAACCATGACTTATTTAGCGACTGATTTTTTAGGGGCGACCAATCCAAATTCAGTTAAAATTTTTACAACAGGTCACTCACTTGGAGGGGCAATGTGTACAAACTTTGCTTACTTGTGGATGGGTATAAAAAAAACACAACCATATAATGCGTCACCGTATAATGTATTAGCTGATAATATTATATGTATAAGTCTAGGCGCTCCTCGTTGTATGGGAAGTTCTGTATCTAAAAAGTTTTGCGATTTTGTTTCACAAAAAAAAATATTATTTTTAAGAATAACTACAAGAGGTGACCCTGTACCAGGATTGCCGCCTAAAACAGGTTTTCAACATCCGTGTTCTGATGATAGTAAAATGCGTATGGAAGTTGTTGAGGATTGTAATGCTCAATTAAGAATGAGACCAATACCCAATGTGAATTATTCTGGAAATTTGGATTGTCAAAATCATAAAACACGAACATATTTACCGAATCCTTTATCGCATACCATTTATCTGGATATTTTATACACAAAAGCGGTTGATATACCGAAATTTTTAAAAGGAATGGGTATCGCCCAAGAAGTATCAAGAGGCCCAAATAGAAGCACTATTTGCCGATTAATTATGGGTCAAAAAGATAATTATAAGGCTATTTTCTTTAACGTAAATGAAGCTAGGGTTACTCCTTCAAATTTAGATGCGGTAGAAGAAGACCAATTAAACAAAGTCGACCCAAATGCCATTAAAGAATTACAAAGTAGTGTTGGAGGCGGAGGATTAATGTCTAGTTTTAATAAAATGACTTCTAAAGCAATGACTTCTAAAGCAATGACTTCTAAAGCACCAAGAATTAAAATTGGCGGCAAAGTAGCCGAAGATAGAAGAATGACAAATATAGCGTTTAATAAGCTAATCCAACAAATGGTACCTATACAAGGTAATTTATGTCCTCAAAAAGGGCAAATGGCTGATCCATTTAATAACCAAGCTATGCCTGATTTAAGTTGTCCAGGTGCTATATTCGGCGGCAAAAAGAGAACAAAAAAAAATAAAAAATCTAAAAAGCGTTATACTCGTAGCCATAGACATAGACATTAAATTAAACAACATTTGTAAACACTTGTCCTTTTGTTGTTTTTACTCTCTTTTGTTTAACATTTGTTTTATGAATTTTATTATGACATTCTTCACACACGGTCATAAGATTTGCGAGTGTATTTTTGTGAAAGGTTGAATCGTCTGTTTCAATAATACCATTTTCATTTGCATCGGCTTGATGTTGTAAATGATGAACTTCAGTTCCCATATTTTTTCCACACTTTTCACATATACTAATAATTTTATTAGAATTATAACGAGATTGTTTGAGAGAAAGAATGCTTCTACCTTCTGGATTATATTTTAATCTTATTTCATTAGCAGCATCTAAAAAGTCTAATGGAAGATTTAACGATTTACATACTTCAAGCCCATACATATTATTACCAGAACCTTCCTTTAATTTTCGGTCATACACTAAAACATCCTTTTCTTTATCATATTTCACTTCCATATGTTTTAAATAAACACTTTTGAGAGAAGAAATCTCTTCGTAATCAACAATTTCATGTAAATGTGTTGCAAATATAAAACTACTTCTACATTTATCCAGTTTCTGAATTCCAGCAACGAAAATACTAATTGCGCTTATAGTTTCTGTGCCAGAACATAATTCATCTCCTAAAATTAAACTATTTTCATCCATCAAACGAAAAATAGTTCGCAACTCGGACATTTCAACTTCAAATGTTGATAACCCCTTGAAAATATTATCATTTCCAAGTATACGTGTAAATATATGTTTGTATGGTTTGAATTTAAAAGATGAACAAGATACATATAACCCAGCTTGAGCCATTATAACTGAAATGCCTAATGCTCTTATTAAAGTTGTCTTACCAACAGCGTTTGTCCCATATAATAAAATGCCATTTGGTTTTCCATCACCTAGAGAAATATTATTCGTTACATATAACTCATTGTTTTGAAATCGTTCAATTAAACAATGCCGCAAACCATTTGCTTCAACAAAGGATTTTTCGGATTCAATTATTTCTGGTTTACAATAATTATATTTTTTAGCAATAAAGGATTTTGTATATACAACATCTATTAATGTTATAAAATTAATTATTCTCTCCAATTTATTTTGATATCCTCCCAATTTTTCAATAAAACGATTATAAATCTGGGTTATTAAATCTTTCATTGTTATTTTAGCGCGTGAAATGGATTGGCAAAATTGTTGTATTTGGGAATCTACTACAAAATTGTTTGAGGCGGATTGTTTCGCAAAAGTAATTTTGTTTTTTGAAATAGTAAATGTAAATGGGTCTGGTGTTTCATCACTATTTATATTTAGTATAATGCTAGTTTCCTTGTTTGGTAGAGCATCTTGTAAAATTTTACATCTTCTACTTGTGCAAATGAGACTATAATTATTCTTTTCTGTTTCATGTATTTTTACAAATTCATTTGATTTGGAATTTTTCTTTTCTGCGTTTTCAATTAAATTACTCAAGTATTCTCTAATTGCTTCTAACCTTAACTCTGATTTTTTTAAAACATTTGTTTTAATGTCAAGGTCTTCATCAACATTTTGTTTAATAAAATTTACTTCAAATTGTTGAAACTGGTCAATATCTTTTGCTAGATTTAAATCAATATTTAAATGAATAAATTCAATCAATTCTGTACAGATATTTTCAATAGTTGTAATATCTTTATCCGTTTCTTTTAAATAATTCATTATTTTTTCATCTTCTTTCACTATTTGAAAAATTTCGCAAATAAAACGAATGCTCGAATGTAAAGTGTAAATAGATCTTGGCGATATTTTTTTAAGGAATATTTGCCTCTCGTATTTTGATAAATCTTTTATATTGCTCAGTTTGTTTTGAAGCAGTTGATTATAATCCTCATATTTTTCTATAAAATGTTCTGTAATATTATATTCACGCTGTAAAACAACGCCATCACAAATAGGATTTAATATATTATACAAAAACTTGCGTTTACCCATTGAAGTTAAACAATAATTTAACAAGTCAGAAACGGATGACAATTTGGAGGATTTTACAGAACCATCGTTAATTATGTTCAATTGTTTGAGAGAATGATTTGCCAACATTAATCTAGTCGAGCAATTTTCAAATATTGGTTCAGATATTTTATTAACAAGGTGTGCATTATGTTGATAAACAAAATCTAATAAATAGCAAAATGCTTGCGTAGCCATGGTATTGTCATTGAAATTTTGAATGAAAGTGTCATAATTATCAACTTTATAAAATTTGGAGAGAATCTCTTTTTGATAAGGTTGTTTTTCACAATTTTTAATTCGTGTCATTTTAACATTTGTTGTATTTTTACCATTTTCATTAATATGAATTTTATGAATTAAACTGCTTGAAATCCCAGCATAATTTATAATATTGTCTATTTCTTTTTCTTCTGGCAAATTGGATATTAATATTACTTCGCTTGGATTATAAATTGAAATAAATCTTTCTAACTCGTCATATGTTGTTGGATTATTAATATATGTTTCTTTAAATTCAAACATGCTTGTTTTTCCTGTATAAATGTCTATATTCGCGACACCAACTACAACATATTTACCTTTTAACAAAACTTTATTTTCAATAAGATTCACCCAAACACACGTTATAGAGTTTGTTAATGTTGTTGTTTCTGTTTGAAAATATGTTCCTGGAGAGAAAACCCCAGCTAAGCTTCTTGTTGTATTTTTACCATTCTCATCTTGTATATAGACAACTGCCGTAAATCCAACATCTTGAATTTTCTTTAAATATTTTTCAATCATTAAATCCTTAAATCCTGCCATTACAACATTATTTTTACCAACACAAACATTTTTATCAACAACATTTAATTCACACATTTGAGAGAAATCAACAATTTTACTGGAAGTTATACAATCAAGTTCTTTGTTATACACCCCATATACTTCAAAAAACGCACCAACTTGCATAAGCAATATAGTATTTTCTCCATATTCTTCTTGATATTTTTGTGTAAGTTCAAAATATTCTGTTATTAATGACATATTATAATATATTATATTAGCTTTAATATGTATTAACTATCTAACATAATAGTTGACCTGTGTGATTTGTTATATAAGTACGTTTTATTGAAATACATATGAAATACACCATTTTTTAAATAAACATAATATTTTTCTGTTATCAATCCTAAACTATAATGCAATGTTTTTATAATCGTCAATATAAAAATAATATAGAAAGGTAAATTGTTTATTGAATTAACATTGTCAATTATTACATTTCGGTATTTTTCATCATAAATTAATATATCAAAAAACAAATTATGTTCTTTATCTTCATAGGTTATCTTATATCCAACTACCAATGATTTTGAACTTTTCAAAAATTTATGGAAAACTTTTTGAACTTTTGATTTTTTAACGTGTAAATAATTCTTTAGTTTAGATAAGGTACTATCAACATTATCTGTTATTATTGTTACATCAACGTCACTTGCGTTTTTAAAATAATCATATCTTTTTATACTTCCATAAAAATATAAATCAGTATCTAAATATTTTTGTAAATTGTAAAAATACTTATATCTATAATCTCCAAGTCTTTCTTTTATATCATCCATGTTAAAGTAAGTATATATTATTTTTATAATTCTTTTTCATCTTTTGAAAAATTGTGGAGTAATATATCAAGATTTGAATTCGTTATCTCTCCAGACAACATGGCTGATTCATACATTTTTCTTAAAACATCGTTTGGTGCATTGCAGCCTGTCTTAATTAGATTGTGTTCCCTCAAATATATTTTAACATCATTCATATTTTTACGCTTTAAATCTTTTTGTGAGTTTATTATTTTTTTTCTTATTCCCCTGTCTTTAATTAATACGCTAATAATTTTTTTAGTTTTTGAACGACCTAGTATATATTTTCTTTTAATTGTTTTTTTTGTTATATGTTTTGTTGCAACAAGTTTTCCATTACCATTTTGTTGTGTTTGTTGTTGCGTTTGTTGTTGCGTTTGTTGTTGTGTTTGTTGTTGTGTTTGTTGTTGTGTTTGTTGTTGTGTTTGTTGTTGTGTTTGTTGTTGCGTTTGTTGTTGTGTTTGTTGTTGTATAGTTGGGGTTTTAATTAAATTTTCTGTTGTCATTGGGTCAACGTTAATTTTATTTTTGATTTTTTGTTTCAATAAAGTAAGTCTATTCTCTCTAGCATTTTTTTCAGAAGATAATGTATTATTTTCAATAATTAAAGATGCGTTAGGGTTTGTAACAATAGCATTTTTTTGTGTTTTAACCCAGTCCCTATAACTCGGTTTAAACCCTCCTTTCAATATACCATAAGGTACATCATTATTTGTATTAATCTTAAATGGTTCAGTTTCAATCGGAATAAATGTTTGCGTCAATTCTTCAGGCAAATCAATATGAATTGATTGTTCTTTTGATTGTGTATGAGGTTGTCCGATTGAATGATAGTGTCTGATTGTCCTCCTCTCTAAATCTTCTCTCTTTTGTTGTTTTAAAACTTCGTCTGTTTTTTTTTGTTCATTAATTCGCTTCTGTCTTGACAATGTTTGTAAGTAATTTATCGAATCACTAAATTCATTATTAAAACTAAGCATTTCATTTGTTGGAGGTGAAGTTATGGTTGTGGATAATTTTATTTTATTATTTTCCATATTTATCGTTTCTTTCTGTTTATGTTCTTTAATTCGTTTTAAAAGTTTATTTTTTAAAACATTTGGAGAGATTAATGGTACTATAGTTTGTTTAGGGTTATCTCTTTTTTTTTTAGTTTTTGAAGCACCGACACTAAATATTGACGGATTTATTGAAATTGTTTTATTTGACATTTATTATAATATAAAATAAAATTAATTATTAATTCTAACTATAAAGAGTATTATACATATATCGTTTTAATTCTTTTTCTTCTTTTTTGTTTTTAATATCATCGTTTCTTAAAAAAATTTCTAGACCCTTGTCCAAATCTTTTAAACTAATTTTTCTCTTGTCTTTTTCAGAGAGACAAAAAACTCGACGACTATGTGCTATTTTTGTTTTAGCTAATAATGTCTCTATATCTCTCCCAAAAAATTGAAAATAATCTTCGTTCTTTTTAAACCAATCAGTTGTTATCTTTGTTTCAATATCTATTTTCCACCCAATATCTTCAACCATTTTTATAAATATTTGATGCAAGTCTTCAGCAATATATTTGTCTGTCTTAAATCGCCAAGTGAATCTCGAGTCAAGTCCCTGATTAAAAGCAAAAAAACTTTCCTTCAATTCTTTTTCATACCCAGCTATAATTACCATTAAATTTTCTTTATTATTACTTAAAGCTTCACATAAAGTATCGATACATTCTTTCGCAAAACTGTCTCGTTTTTCAGGATTCCCAAGAGCATACGCTTCATCAATAAATAATACACCACCCAATGAATCTTTAATAACTTCCATTGTTTTTAAAGAAGTTTGACCCAAATATCCAGCAATTAAATCACTTCTTGTAACCTTTTTAAAGGTACCTTTTGAGAGAATACCAATTTTACTATAAATTTTACCCATTATTTTTGCTATTTCTGTTTTACCTGTTCCAGGTGGTCCATAAATAACTGTATGTAAAAAATCTCCTGATAAATTTTTATTTTTATGGAGTTGTTGGATAAAATATAAAATCTGGTCAACAATATTACTCTTTAAATCCTTCATACCAATCATATTATGTAACTCTTCGAGGGGTTCTTTAATGTTATGTAGTGCTTTCATGTCAATATTATATTGAATGTCTGCATTAATTTCATATGTATTGATTAAATGTAAGATATCTTCAATATTATTTATTTCAACATTAATATTTATTATCTTTTTAAGTATTGGTATTTGGTTTGACAATGGTATTGGTATTTGGTTTGACGTTTGGGTTGGTATTTTAAGATTATTAAAATCAATATACTTATTTGGATCATTTTGTTCACTACTAATAGGTTGTTGCCCAATAAAACTTGAATGAGACATATTGTTTAAACTAAAGTCATTGTTACTATTTTCAATAAGTTTATTTATTTTATGTTGTTCAATATTTATTATTGTTGCTTCAATTTCGGTTTTTTTTTTAGAAACATTTAAATTGTCCATTATTGTTAAAAATTTATTATAATTATATGTTTTTAAAGGATCAAATGCTTTTTTTCGTTTGTTTAACATTAATTAAATAGACAACATTCATTTATATTAGTTTTTAATAGTTTATTATAAAAAAGTTATCCAATTATTAATTAAGTTCCTATTGAATGAATTTTTATTAGAAAACACTCACTCCTCATATATATAATATAAAAACAATTTAAAAACAAATTGAAATGATAAATAACTCATAAATGAATTCAACCAACATAGTTACCACAAACATGAATTCTAATGATTTAAATGATACCTTTGACATTAATAATGAATCTTATATTGAAACGCCTTGGAACATTATCGAGTCCTATTTCAAGGGTAAAAAATTTGAAAGATTTGTTAGACATCAGTTAGAATCTTATAATAATTTTATAGGCTATCAAATTGTAAAAACGATTGAAATGTTTAATCCAGTCCATATTGCATCGGAACAAGATTACGATCCTCAATCAAAAAAATATGCATTAGAAATATTTATTACCTTTGATAATTTTAATATTTATAGACCGCAAATCCATGAAAATAATGGAGCTATTAAGTTAATGTTTCCACAAGAAGCTCGTCTTAGAAACTTTACTTATGCGGCTGGTACAACCATTGATATTAATATTAAATATGTTGTTAGAAACGGAGAAAATCTTGAAAATACCCAAATATTTTACAAGAAAATACCACGAGTTCATATTGGTAAATTGCCGATTATGTTAAATTCGAGTATTTGTATATTAAATCAATATAAGCATTTTGATAATTCACAAACAGGTGAATGTAAATTTGATGCTGGCGGATATTTTATTATCAATGGTTCTGAGAAAACTGTATTAGGTCAAGAACGTACCGCTGAAAATCGCGTATATTGTTTTAATGTTAAAAAAAACGACACTAAATATTTATGGAAAGCGGAAATTAAATCTGTTCCTGATTTTAAATGTATTTCACCAAAACAAATTTCCATGTATATCTCATCAAAAAATAATGGATTTGGTCACCCCTTTGTCTTGGAAATTCCTAGGATAAAACAACCAATTCCATTATTTATCGTTTTTAGAGCATTAGGCATTATTTCAGACAAGGATATTTGTTCAAAAATTGTGCTTAGCGTGGATAACGAAACAAATAAGAAATTTTTAGAAGCTTTACACGCGTCTGTAATCGAATCAAATAAACATTTAACTCAAGAAGAATGTATTAAGTATATTACAAGTTTTGCAATGTACACTCCAATTAATATGGACAAGGAAACTGGAGCAAAAAAGAAGTATGAATTTACCCTTGATATTCTTAATAATGATTTGTTTCCCCATTGTCAAAATATGGACCAAAAAATTTATTTCTTGGGTTACATGACGAATAAATTATTAATGGTTTATTTTGAAATTATCAAACAAGATGATAGAGATTCTTATTTAAATAAACGAGTTGATTGTACCGGAACACTTCTAAATAACTTGTACAGAAATTATTTTAATAAGCTTGTTAAAGATATGGAAAAACAGATTATTCGTGAAATTAATACTGGTTCTTGGCGCTCCAAAGAAGACTACGAAAATATTATAAATTTGACAAACATTTATAAAATTATTAAAGCAACAACGATTGAGAATGGCATTAAACGAGCCTTGTCAACCGGTGATTTTGGTGTTAAACACGCGAATTCAAATAAAGTTGGTGTTGCGCAAGTTTATAATAGACTTAATTATTTATCCAGTTTAAGTCACGCAAGAAGAATTTCAACACCAACAGATAAAAGCGGTAAACTAATCCCTCCTCGTAAATTACACAATACTACATGGGGATTTTTATGTCCAGTAGAAACGCCTGAAGGCGCCTCGGTTGGTATAGTTAAAAATTTAGCATATATGACACATATTACCGTTTACTCAGACTCACAACCGCTTTATGAATATATTATTCCAAATATTACCAAAATTGATGAAATTGGATTAACCTCTGACGCCATTTATGACAAAGTAAAAGTATTTATTAATGGTGCTTGGGTTGGTATATCAGAAAATCCAGAAGAATTATATTTAATGTTAAAAGATAAAAAACATAAAGGAATAATAAACATTTATACCTCCATTGTCTTTAATTATAAATTTAAAGAGATTAGAGTTTGTAATGATAGTGGTAGATTAACGAGACCACTATTACGTGTAAAAAATCATGGTTTAATAATTAATAATACAATATTATCAAATCTTAAAAGCGGTGAATATACTTGGGATAATTTATTAACTTCATCTAAGATTGATGAATCTGTTTTAGAATATATCGACCCAGAAGAACAAAGTTGGTCAATGATTGCAACAACCCCTAAAACTATTATTCAAAGTGAGAATAAATTGAAAAAATTTACTCATTGCGAGATTCACAATTCAACCATGTTTGGTATATCAGCATGTTGCATTCCATTTCCAGAACATAATCAATCACCTAGAAATACATATCAAGCGGCACAAGGTAAGCAAGCAATGGGTGTTTACGTGTCTAATTATGAAAATAGAATGGATAAAACTTCTTATATTTCGAATTATCCAATGAGACCAATGGTTGAAACTCGTATTATGGATTTAATTGGATTAAATCAGATCCCATCTGGGTCACAGTTAATTGTTGGAATTATGGCTTATACTGGTTATAATCAGGAAGATTCCTTGTTACTGAACCAGGGGTCTGTTGATAGAGGAATGTCTCTAACAACTGTATATCATACGGAAAGAGATGAAGATAAACAAAAAATTAATGGTGATGAAGAAATTAGATGCAAGCCGGATCCGAATAAAACAAAAGGACTTAAAATGGGCAATTATAATAAAGTAAATTCGAAAGGAGTTATTCCTGAAAATACATTGGTAGAAAATCGTGATGTTATTATCGCAAAAGTTACCCCAATTAAAGAAAATAGAAACGATCATACAAAGCTTATTAAATTTGAAGACCAAAGTAAAATTTATAAAACGGTTGAAGAAACATATGTTGATAAAAATTATATTGACAGAAACGGCGAAGGATATAATTTCGCAAAAGTCAGACTGAGAACCGTAAGAAAGCCTGTTATAGGTGATAAATTCAGTAGCCGTCACGGACAAAAAGGTACAACCGGTAATATTATTCCTGAACGTGATATGCCTTACACTGAAACTGGTCTTGTTCCTGATATGATTATTAATCCTCATGCTATTCCATCTCGTATGACTATTGGACAATTAAAAGAAACGGTTCTTGGTAAAGTGCTAGTTGAATTGGGATTGTTTGGAGATGGAACCGCATTTGGCGACTTTGATTTAAAAGAAATTTGTGATTTATTATTAAAATCTGGTTCTGAAGCTCACGGTAATGAATTATTATATGATGGATTAACAGGCGAACAAATTGGTTGTAGTGTATTTATGGGTCCTGTATTCTATCAACGATTGAAGCACATGGTGAATGATAAGGCACATAGTCGTTCTATTGGTCCAATGGTAAATCTTACTAGACAACCAGCAGAAGGTCGATCGCGAGATGGAGGGTTAAGGTTTGGAGAAATGGAACGTGATTGCGAATATGAAAATACACCAATTGTTACGACAAATGGTCTCAGTATGTTAATAAAAAATATGGGGTCGTGTAAAAACGAAGTTTTAGGTTGGGATGAAAATACACAACAAATGATTCCATCAAAACAAACCGGATTTCTATATAAAGGAGAACGTGAATGCGTAACAATAACATATGAAGATGGTAGAACAAATATATGTACACCAGACCATCCTATTCTCACTTCAAATAATCAATGGATTAAAGCGAAAGATTTGGAAATAGGTGGAAGGGTTAAATCAAGTGTCACATATCCTGTAGCCGATTTGAATGAAGAAATCAAAGAATGTGACGATTGGAATTTAAGAGTTGGAGATTTATTATTTAAAACAGATACCATGGAAAATTTTAATAAAACATTAATTTTGGCAAAATTATTAGGATATTTGATTACTGACGGACATATTGGAAAATATAAAGGTTATTACAGTTCATCCGTATTTTTAGGACATATGATTGACGTAAATAATTTTGTGAAAGATTTAAAAGTATTGTCTCCAATTAATCAAATAAAATTTAAATCCAAGAATTTATATTGCGTAAGAATTCCTTCAAAATTAACTAACTATCTAATTCAACTAGATGGTATTTTGATTGGTAAAAAGGTGAATCAACCAGCAACACTTCCTGAATTTATTCTTGACCCAAATTGTCCGCTTCCAATTGTTCGCGAATTTTTAGGTGGATTATTTGGCGGTGATGGACATACATGTGTTTTAGGAATGCACCGAGGTAAGCGTGATATATTAAGTTCAGTTTCATTTTCGCAAACTAAAAAAACAGAACATTTAGAATCACTTACGCAAATGATGAATGATATTAAAACATTATTAGCAAGATTTGACATTCACAATGTAACTATTCAAAAATTTAAAGAAACAAGTTATTCAAAAAGAAATACAGCAATGGAAAATGATTCAAAATCATATCAATTGACATTACATATTGCGATGGACGATTTGATACTATTTCATGATAAAATTGGGTTTCGTTATTGTTGCCACAAATCGCAAAGATTAGAAGCAGGCGTTTCTTATAAGCGTCTAAGAAATGAAGTAACAAGACAACATAATTGGCTGACTAATCGTGTTGATGAAATCACCAATTTTAAGCAATTAAAAACTGAAAATCCAAATAAAATTATTCATACAAAAGAGGCGATTTGTAAAGCAGTCGAAGAACTTCAAAAAATAGAACCTCTTATTCACGGATATTCCATTCCAACAACACACGATTTAACAGACCATTTATTAAAAGGTACAAAATTCGGTTCATTTAGGTCTTCAACATTTCCAACCGCAGAAGATTATTTAAAACAAATTGGAGCATATGAATGGTTTTTAGAACCAGGACCTGAAAAAATAACCGATAAAGATTTTAAAGACAATAATGAAGATGAAAATGAAGATGAAAATAAAGATGAAAATGAAAATGAAGATGAAAATGAAAATAAAGATGAAAATGAAAATGAAGATGAAAATGAAAATAATGATATTAATTGTTATGGAGTATCAAGAAAATATGCCGGAATTCCAACAATGAATTTAAAAGTAATTGACATTAGACCAGCAGGAATACATCCAGTGTATGATATAGAAGTTGAAAATACAAGTTCGTTTTTAGCAAACGGAATTGTAGCACATAATTGTATGATTTCACATGGTGCCGCAAGATTTACACGCGGTAGAATGTACGACGCCTCAGATAAATATTCTGTTTATATTTGTAAAAAATGTGGTCTTATTGCGTCTTATAATGATAAAATGCATATTCATTTATGTCATACTTGTGGAAATAGAGCTGATTTTGCATACATTGAAATTCCTTATGCTTGTAAGCTTATATTCCAAGAATTAAACACGATGAATATTGCACCACGACTTTTGACAGAAGGATAGAATTTTACTTTTAGGAAAAGCGGAGTAAAAAAATGTAACTTTTTGAAAACAACTTAAAGAAAAATAAATTAAAAATGTATGGTTTTAAAAACTTTTTTATCCACTTTTTAAAGTGTATTATTTATATATAAATCAATGCCATTTATTCACAATTATAATGAAGGTATGAAAATACTATCGGAAATAGGAACGGGAACTTGTAAGGAAAATTGTAAAACGATATGGACGCGTAATATACGATATGCATTAAAAACGAAAACAAATCCTTTAGGATTAAATAAACAACAACGAAAAAATATGACTAAAAAATTGAAAAGTGTATCTGGTAAAAATAGCATAAATAATCATAGTAAAACACTTAAAAAATATAAAAATAGAAAATCACCACCATATCCAGCAAATGAAAATTGTGGGAAAAAAATACAAGGCAACGATGGAAATATGTATATATCAAAACCAAATAAAAACAATGTTTGTTCTTGGAAGAAAATGTAATTAACGTAATAAGTTAACAATATATGTTGTAGATGCAAATAATAAACCACCCCATAATGTATCTATTATAACTGTTAAAATCGACCAATTTTTAAATAAAGCATAATTAGTTGTTTCATACACACCATAAATAATTATGCCTAAAAGAAACGCATCACTCACACTCTTACGCGGTTTAATAATAAAATAATTAATGCCAACAATTAAAAATATATAGCATAACGCGGCACCTAAATAATTTATTTTAACAGGCGAACCTTGCACATTTTTAACTTGATTGCTAAAAAAGTCCTTTATTATACGTAGATAAATAAAATCAATTAAAGTTAAAACAATTGCGCTTAGCAAAAAAAGAAAATTAAACATTATATATTATTTTAATATTATTCTCTCTAATGAATGTTTAGATAATTTTTATTAATACATTTTAAAAACTTTTTTACTATTGTATTATATAAATGTCGACATCAATAGGATATTCAAATGCGATTGGTGGGAGCAATCCAGCTTTTCAAGGATTTGTTGTTAGACCTGCTAATTCAGGAGGTGCTATAAATGGTTATATGCCTCAACAAACACAAAATGTTGATAAAAGATATACTGAATTTGAGCATATTCGGTTTACTTTAAAAAATGCTTGGAATACTACATATCCAAGTCAATTGAGACGCGATAAATTAAAAAAACCAATTACAACTCCTTTTAGAGCAGTAAATAACGCAGGGGATTTGATGAGTCGTTTAAATTATTCATGTGGCGGTACATGTCAATCATTTCAAAGTCGTCCAGGTCTTAAAGGGTTAAGAAATCATTTTGGCGCAGTACAAAATTCGTGCATTCCTTCCGCAACTTATAATAGTCTTCAGTTATTAACTAACATTCCTGCTTCTGCTTGCAATGTTAAATATGTATATGATAGTTCTGATTATATAACTTATTTAAAACAAAAAGCTGTTAATAAAAACTATAATGATCTTTCTTATGGAGGAGACCAGTCGCATACAAGTCAATCTGCCATCAGAGCTATTAGAAGATATTAAATCCACCTTTAGACCCAAACAAATCCATTTTTAGGGAAAAAGTGGATCCAAATATTGAGAGAAAGGGTTACCCCCCCAAAATTAGTATTTTAAATCTTACAATCATATATGAATAATAGACATAGACTTCAAATGTTGTATCAAAAAACCGAATTTAATAATCATAAAATATGTCAATTAAATGGTGTATTCAAATGTTGTAAATGTAAAAAAAACAATTCAGTTATGGTTGGACCGTCTATTTTGGTTCAGTTATGTTTATTTTGTGGAATGCCAAATAATATTAAAAAAAGGTAATGTTTAATATAATATTTTCACATAGTATATCAAATGACAACTCCATACGCAGTATCAACAAATATAGGTTCTGTTTCTTATAATAATTATGTAAATGCACCAATAACTGGACCATTAAGCACAAATCAAACGCCTTCTCAAATACCATATCATAGTTATGGTGTTTTAACTGGCATTCGTCCAACACCACCACAATTTTATCCATCCCAAGAGCCAGTTTATGCGGCTATGAACTCAAATATGAGAAAACAATATTTGAGAACGGCAATTAGTCAAACTGTAAAAGCACAACAAATGGCTTTAGGAAAAATGTCCGTTCCACAATCTTATATTATTAACTCTTCCCAAAGAAGAGTTCCTACATCATCACACACAAACTACATACCACCAATACAATCATCCATGTATGTTAATATTGTCAAGGCTAACGCAGTTGGTCAAACCGCTTACAAAGTAAATTTACCAAATTTAGCACCAACAAGCACTAAAAGTTATTATCCAAGCGGAACACGTTCAACAATAAAAAGAGCGCGTTCAGGAGGATGTGTAGCGCCTAAAAAAAAGGGAGCCATTGAAAACACCAGTCTAAGAAATGGGCAAGTATGTGCCTGGGGAGCAATTGTTCGTCAAAATTATTAAAATTATTAAAATTATTAAAATTGTTTAAATTATAATATTTAGTATTATTATAATATGCCAGCATTAACTCCAATGTACGGATTAGGAAGCGGTGCCAGAACAGGTGTGGCTGTTAATATTAGCGGTCCTCGCACTAGAATTGGTAATCAAAACAGAATTTATTCTTATTATAAAGCACGAGGTCATGGTCAAGAATACATTCAGCATTTAATTAAAGTTCTTGGGCTTAAAAACATGCCAAGAGCAAATCCTTGGAATATAATATCCTATTAATTATAAAATATTAATTATAAAATATTACAAACTTTATTTTATAATTGTTAAATATATAAAATGAATAAATATTTAGTTGAGTTTTTGGGAACAATGTTTCTTGTTTTTGTTATTTTTGCGACAAACAATTGGTTAGCAATTGGCGCTGCTTTAGGAGTAGCAATTCTTTTAGGAGGAGCTGTTTCTGGTGGCGCGTTTAACCCTGCGGTTGCTATATCAATGTATTCAGCTGGTAAATTATCAAAGTCTGATTTATTACCATATATTATTGCTGAAATACTTGGTGGTTTAGCCGCTTTTTATGCCTACAAAAAGTATGTGAACAAAGCTTAAAAAAATTATATTAATTTCTTTTTATAATATATAATGCCTAGACACAAAATTAATAGATATAAAAGACACCAAAAAACAATGAAAGGTGGATTTTTATCTGATGTTAGTAATACTTTATCTAATTGGGGAACCTCTATTTCTCAAGGAGCAAATAATTTATGGAATAAAACAAAAGAAACAACTAACAATTTAACTACTCCAACTTATACTACTCCAACTACTCCAACTACTCCAACTACTCCAACTTATACTAGTCAACCAATGTCATCTACAACTTATGGTGGAAAAAAAACAAAAACAAAAAGACATCGAAGAATGAGAGGAGGATTTAAGGATATGAATGGGATTGCTTCTCATGCTGCTTCATTTTCTGGTAAAACAGCACAACCACATAATTGGGTTGGTGGAAGAACAGTGAAACATCGTAAACACAAACATTCAAAATCGTGCAGACACTAATTATTCGTTTGTTAATTTTTTCTGGGGAATTAAATGAGTTTTCCCTAGTTATTTTATATCATCCAAGATTTTAGATTCTATAAAATAGATTATATGTTTAATTAAATGATAGTTTTGTTATTAGTTCGTTAACTACAAGACACCTTATACCATTTTCTATAAAATCTTTATTATAAAAATTAGTTGTGTCACGCAAAATTACCTTTTTTGGAAAAAATTCTATTTCAATTGTATTTTTTGTTAAAAAATTCCATTTCCAACCTATATACTTTAATAATGGATCATTCATGTTATATATATATATATAAAATACTTTAAATAGATTATTCATATAAATAATGTAAATATTAACGCGATTTTTCCATTAACCGATACAAAATAAATAAGCCAACAATTCCTACACTTGCAAAATATAATTGAGCCACCGGATCATCTGGTATAATAGTTTCCATTTTGTTTTGAAAGGAGTCTATTTTGTTTTGAAATGTTTCTTTACATTTTTGTCCAGTAACCGGATTTTTACCATCAGAAAATATACAAGGGTCCATATCAGTAATGTCTGTTAAAGTAACATAATGTGATTCAGATGATTTTACATTATCGCTCGTAATGGTTTGCATAGTTATTTGTTGACACGCCGGATTTGTTCCAGATAAAAATGACCTCATCATTGCGAACGGATTCAATACATTTAGGTTTCCCATAGCACCAGGAATTAAACCTTTAAATTCAGAAAAATTTTCACCTAAACCACTTGAAATAAATGGAATATTTCCAGATGGAACATTATCAATATAAATAAATCTATCAACTGTTTTACATGTCGAGGCGTCATTTGGATCACTACAACTATCAATTGCTGTACATTTAGCACCTGTCTGTAAAAAAAATTGATTTCCTAAAGGTTGTCCTGTTGCGGATGCTTTACTATTTCCTGATACTAACACTTCAACATACTGAATTAATCCATCTATGTCTTTAGACATTTGTTTAATGGTTCCTTTATCACTCATACCAATTTGTGTTGGTGTTTTTATATTTTTGTAATATGGATATGTAGGACCTAATAACCTATTTTCAACACCTTGTGCGTCTGTTAATACTTCTTGAAATAAATTAGAAGACATATACTACTTTATATTGATATATTTATTTTTATAAAATATTATTCTAAACTTGTGTCAGTATCTGTTGTGCCGGTGATTTCAGGAGCAGTGCCACCAGTCATTTGATTTGTATAATCTTGTTGAGCTTGAACTAAACCATCCACTTGACTTTGCAAGGTTTGAAAATTTCCACTTAAATCTTGAACTTGTTGAAAGATGTCTTGAACATTATTTATTCTATCTTTTAAATATTCAATATTACCGGCATTTTTTTGTGATAAAATAAGAGCATTGTCTGGATTATTCGTGTCATATTGTTGATAGGATTTTGTGTTATCAGAACTAGACCCTTCATTCTCAAGTCCTTCAATTATATTGTTTGCTAAAAATGTTTGATATAAAATTAAACAAATAAAAAATATTATCAATATATTTACCAAAGTTAACATTTATAATATATATATTACTTTTTATTTTCTTCTATAATAATATAAATGTCAACAGCTGTTTATCCATTAGGAATGAAGTCAATGCCTGCTTCAGGTTATACACATAAAAGTACTTATTACAATAAAGAATATACCTCATGGAAAGGAACTGGAATTAATAGTTTTCCTATAGGAACCGCACCAGGTCATATTAGACCACTTACAAATAATGATACAGGAAATGTTTTTCCAACAGGATTTGGGTTACCAAGACCAATTAAACATTATAGAAAAGGTAGAGTAATACCACCCGCGCCAATTGAAGGAGTACCAAACTTGGAAGGAAAAAGTCCATATAATAATAAGGTAAACTTAAACATTAATGAAAACGCATTGATTAATTATAACATTAATAGATTTGTAAAGTCTAGCAAAGGTAGTTCACTTGGAGGTGGTTTTGGTGGTTCAGGTTTATTAAATGATATGCAAGATAAACCAGGTTCTTATATTGTTAAATTAAATTCATCGAATGAATTTAATGAAATGAATAAGGATTGTAAAACATGTGAAGGGGTAAGTATTGTCGCATCTTATAAACCGAATCTTACAAATCTTTTGGAAGACCCTGAACCAAATACAACAAATCATGTATTATGCTGTAATCAGGAAAAAATTGCCAAACAAAGAGTTATTTACGCAAGCACAAATTTAAAAAAAAATTATTATACAACTACAAAACAATATCTTCAAAATAGATGCAAGACATATGACCAAAAAGCATTTAATTTTTTATCTTATAGAACAAACGCGCCTGGACCTTATGATAACAATAATCCTTATTATTATTCTGTAGATGGACATAATGGAGCGAAACCAGGAGCACCTCTAGCACTAACTAATACATATTTAGCGAATTGTCAATCAAATACACAGCTTTATGAAGGAACAGAACTTGCATTTATATATCAAATGCTTGGTATAATGTTGAATGAACAAATTATTACTCAATCACAAGTAACCGAGTTTAATACCACTGGAATAAATTCTATACAAGGATTTTTTGATTGGATTCAAGGATTGCCTATTGAGCAAAAAAAATCAGCAATTGTTGTTTTTGAAGTATTTATAAATAATCCTTATAATGGAATACCGCTATCTGGTCCAACAAATCCTGCTGGTTGTCAATTAACTGTTTACAAACCAAATAACTATCAATTTGCTAAACAAGGAGCAGTATCAAGTTCAACAAGATTATTAAAGTTGAATGTTGATACAATTTCGACGAATGCTGCTTCTATTCAAAATTATAATAATACAGGACAATTTCTTGTTACAGCGAATCAATTGTATGCTGGAGATGCGAATAATTATAAGAATTTATTGAAAAACAAAGCACCAACATGCCATACACCTTGGCCTGTCAATTTCTCTCAATCTGGACCGTTTCAAAATAAAAAATTTTGTAATTATCAGAAACAATTTCCAGAATATCAAAATTCAAAATCACAACCAAGTCCTTATAGATATTTTCCTGGTACTGTATTTAGTAGCAATCATTATTCGCAATCACCAAATACTTATAATACAACAACAGGGTCAAAATAGAGTTGTTTTGCTCCACTTTTTTATACACATAAAAACATTGTTCTCTCTAATTGGTTTCAATTTTTTAAATATCCAACGTTGTTTTCTTTATTATTGGTAAAAATATATTAATTTTTTCGGTAAATTTATTACATGGTATTTTATATTTTTCACACCAAGAAACTGATTTTTGTATATTATTTTTTTTTATAATCTCAATTTTTTCATTTTTATTCTTATTTTTATATATTGCAATAATTTGGTCCAGTGCATCCAAATTTTGCTGACCTATAATAATATTTAAATCGTCTATTTTGTTTTTAAAATAGTTTGGAATATCAAAATCTAACATTGAACTTATATTTTTGTCTTTAAGGTTTGTAACAAATGTTATTAATTTTAAATAATTCAGGTTCAAATAATTGTTATTCGTTTGTTCATCATACAAAAAGTTTTTACAAACAATATATCTATCAAACGATAAAATATTATTTGTATTTGGTTTACAAATATACACTTTTTCATAAAGAGATGATAAAATGTATAACATGTCAACTGTTGGTTTGTGGAAAATATCGAAAATTTTTATAATGGATGTTCCCTGTAAATTTTGATTTCTAAGTATAATAATAATAATTTGTACAAGTGACATAAAATAATCGAATGAATTTGTCTCGTAAAATAAAAAATCTGATTTTGTATGGATTAATTTAGCATTGTTGTCGATGTCATATTTTTCAACGTATATATGTTTGTCAATATAATTATCTCTCAACATTTCAAAACATTCAATTGAATCATTATAATTCGACGAAATGTGTAAAAAATTTATAGGTTGGTCGGTTTTAAAAGAATCAAAAAGATTTAAATTATTGGATATTTCAAATAAATCATAAAATATATTTGTATTTGGTTTTAATTTACTAACAGAATATTTTGAACCAGGCACTTTAGAAAAAATAAATTCATATGGGTTTATAAATTTAGACGCATTATCAAAATAATTGTTTGATTCATTTGATTCATTTGATTCATTTGATTCGTTTGATTCATTTGATTCAGTTGATTCATTTGATTCATTTGTTACTAAATTAATAATTTGTTGTTTTGTTAAATAATAATAATTAATTAATGAATGTGAAATATAAGGAGCACATAATTCGTGTGAACATGTAGGATTTATATTCGTAATATTAGTATTTTTTGGTAATATATA